AAAATTATTACGTTCGTTTTGGTAGAGATGTTCCCGATGTTAATTATTTGGGACGTTTCGCTCAATACAATCTTAATCCCAAAAATCCTTCTTTGAGAAGGATAACCGGTTTGGACTTGGTCGATGATGAGAGGTATCTCACATATTATAAAGGCAGATTGCTTCCTAGTTATGTCCGCAAACGTATAATAAGCAGTGTTTATTTTGGATGTTCCGGTAGTACTGCGGTTACTATTGCCGAATACGCCCTCCTTGGTTCTATGTTGGCGGCTATAGTTGGTATAGCTGCGGCAGCAGGTATATTGTTACCCCCAGGGTATTATCACGGTCACAGCAGAGAGTCTTACGACCCAAGTATACAACCGAAATATGGTGTTGATTCCGACAGTAAAGGTAGTAAGTATGTGGGACCAGGTTCTAGAAAAGCCAGGGTGCAGAAACACGGTACAAATTGGAGTAGCGGCAAAGGCAGACACCATGGACCAGAAAATGATGTTGCCAAGATATTGTCCAATAAATTTGCAGTAAAATTTGTCTTCGACGAATGTGTGTCCTACAATCAAGGCATATTTATGGATTCTAGAACCTTTGCTTTTCCGTGGCATGCTTATGGTCCATACGAGTCTTGCAATTTGACTAGGTTGGAGTTTTATGCTGAGATACCTGAAAATGATGATGTGGTCGCATGTATTACAGTACCTGTGGGCAAATTTATGTTGACCAGGGCTTCTTCCGACAGAGATTTGGGCTATGTGTATTTCGATTTTGTGGTTCGCTCAGGTTTGAGAAGTCTTTGGTCTATGTGCCCCAAGAAAAGCGCTTTTAACAAAATCAGGCCTGAAGCTTTAGCTCATCAGTACCTCCATGCCGTGGTTAAAGACATGGTCTTGAGTTATGCTACAGGCCCTTTTTCTTACACTCCTGTTTCTGTATCGCCCAAGATTATGTCTTCTGTCTCAGAACTAGGGACAGTCTATGTTGATACAGGCTTGACTTATTATAGCACCATAAATGGTGAGGGTCAAGCAGGGGATTGTGGAGATTTTGTTTTAGACCACAGAGGTGACAAAAAATTGTTGGGATTGTATCATGGCGCCTTCGGTAGAGATGGATGCGTAGCACCAATATTTGAAGACGACAGCGTTATCTTTAAAAGGGCGTTGTCTCAAGGTCAACATCACACCTTGCCCCCTGGCTTGAAAGACAGAATAAACCCCATAGGAAATTTTCCTCACATTCCAGGGACCAAGGTTATTGGAGCTCTTAAAGAAGGACGTAACCAGGGAAGTGCCAGAAGTTCATATTATGCTATTTGTACTGATTCGATAGCAGAAGATTTGGAGAAAGAGGACGACGAAAAGGAGTTTAAGTATCCTGCCGTCATTAATAAGACAGCCCAAAAGAATCGGAACGAAGCTGTTCATAATTTTGGGGCCCACCCAGCCAAGAAGCACATACCAAGACCTCCTGACTGGTTCCACGGTTTTCATAAGAGATCGACCAACCACAAGCTACCTCTTTGGGATTTTGACACAGCTTTGTTTGGGGACCCCGCTAGAGGTATACCTAGTATGGCTACAAGATCAAAGTTTGTCGGTTGGTTTTTCAAAGAGAAGAAAGATAAGTTGGTGGATTTTGATAAGAAAACTTATGAGCCGGCGTTGAAAGAAAGGACCCTTTATTATTATGACTCCTGGTTAAAAGGTAAAGAAGTGGAGCCTATGGCGGACCAAATACCGAAGGATGAGTTATTGGGTTACGATAAACTTAAAATCCCTATGTGTAGGATGATCAATGGCCATGACATAGCATATAACATTGCTTTGAGGATGATTACTGGCTCACTCATGAACGACATCATCAATCATTGGTCATTGGGGTCTAGTGCTATCGGAATAAACCCTCATTCTCAAGATTGGCAACTACTCTATGTGCAGGTAAATAAGTTTCCAAATGCTATAGCCGGAGATATGAGTAAGCAAGAGGGTACGATAACTGAAGAGAACGTTGAGCTTTTTAGAGACTTTTTGAGACATAACATAGAAGCTCCGGACACCCTACTTGAAGCATGTGTTTCTGGACTCAACGGTTATTATTTTAATTTTGATGGAGTAGTATACCAAACACTGAATGGTCATAGTTCTGGGCATTTTTTAACTACCCTATTTAACACTTTTCATACATGGTCAACTCACAAAATTAATTTTGAAGATTTGGTGGGCTATGAGAAGGTTTTTGAAGACCATGTGTTCATAAAGTGCGGAGGAGATGATTCCCGAGGTTCAGTATCAGATGAAGTCTCCGCTCTATATAATATGACCACATTAAGTAAACATTATAAGCAGAGATGGGGCATTAAGTACACTTCACCTAATAAGGGCGCAGAAATAAAACCCTTTATAGATGTAGGTTCGGAAGAAGATGTTTTCTTAGGTCGAAGCTTTGCCTCCAGAGATGACATGGTCATAGCTCCATTAAGAACTAGTGCTATTTACGATTTGGTTGTTTGGGGCAAAGACATACCAGGCCTCTCGAAAATTGAAGCACATGAATTGAAAAAGGAAATAGCCAATTTGGAACTCAGCCTCTACCCAAACAATAACGTTAGAATCAATAAAGTGGTAGAGTCCATAAACTGTGAGTTGAAGAAGAGAGGTCTCAGAACCCTGGAGACCACTAATCGCAATAATTATTTTAATAGGCATTACAAGAAGAGATATTTTTCTCAAGATGTTTCTTCCGGTTTTGTCTGGGGCGATAACCGCCTCGGTATTATTACCCACTAGAAGACTTTAGACCTCCAAGTCTATAAACTGGAACAACCGCGCGCGGTTTAGCGCGGAATTGGGGCTCCTTAGCGCCCTACTCCTATGGTATTGTATAATGAGTGTAACACAGCCATAGTGAGGGAGTATGTCAACGGCTTGCACTGGCCGTCTCTGAAGACACATATCTATGTCGATGTGGTTTGGAGGAACCATATCGACGAGTCGTTACCTCCGCTAACACTTTTGAACAAACAATTTCCGATACCACAGAAAAAGTATCGATGACCTTTTTAGAAAAGGTAGAACAAACATCAGTACTCACTGTTGTTGAAAAAGAACCCATGCACGACCCCTACCCCAATCAAACACCCAGTCCCTTGTTAACTAGAGAGTACGAGGTTATGTCTGGTTCTTTGAATCCTAACACTACTATCGCGATACATCCATACTACTTGTTTAGAAATATTCCTACAGTTCAGAATGTTCTTAAGTATTTCACTTATTTGCGTTGCGGATGGAAAGTTAAAATTATTTTCACCACCAATCAGACTGATGTTGGTTGTTTAGGTGTTTCATATTTGCCATGGGTCCTTAGGGGTTCATCCGAATATTTGAATTTGCAACAACAAGTTCAATCACACCTTGAGTTAGTAGATATTTCAGTACAGAAGAGTTTTGAGATAAGTTTAGATTATATGAGACCTTTTGAATATTATGACTTGTTAGATACAGGATTTGAGAGGGATTGGAGAATCCTCTTGAGAAATTTCAAAAGTTATAATACTGAAGGTATATCTGGCCCTGTGCCCTATAGAATCTTTTTGTCGGCCACCAAAATACATTGTGCTGGGTACACAGTCCCTTCAGGTGCATTCCATTCAATGATTCCTGCTAGGCCTTATGGCGCTGGTAGAGTAACCAGAATCATGGAAGGCCTGAAATATGCCGGAGCTACCGGAGCCGCCGCTTTTGCTACGGGTATGTCTAAAAGCCTTCAGAAGAAGGGCGAAGACGCAGTGGCTTCCGCTTACATGGCTGGGGAGTCAGTTGTTGATTCAGTAACTTCGACAGTCTCTGGCGGTGTTTTCGCTGCGGCAGACACTATATCCAATTGGAATTTTGATCCTTTCGGTACCACGGAAGTTGACCAAACACCTACCACGAATGTAAAAATGAACGTTTTTGAAAACGTGGCTGCACCCGTCATGTTACCACCTACGGGAGCTGTTCACTTGGGAGACAGTTGCGGTGTGGAAAAACCAGGAGCCGTCCCGGTTGGCAACATGGAAACCAACATCAATTATCTTTGCAGTGTTCCTCATTTAGTTACAGAGCATCTTTATTCCAATACTGGTGATAACTATTCCGAGATCTGTAAACCTTTTCCAGTAAATAGTATGGCCTTTTATGTCTCTAAGGCCTTTAAGTACTGGCGAGGCAGTATAAACTACAGGATATACTTCTTTACCAATTTGCTCACCAGTTCACGTTTCCGTATAACTATTTATCCTTTAAATAGTTCTAAAACGGCCGGCGCTTCAGTAGGTGATCTTCCTACTTGG